ACAAATGGCCCGTTGAGCCACTACCATCACAATGCGTTTGACAACTTCCGAACTAACAACGACAGCTTCGCAATTGCTATCGACCGACCTGCAAACGAACCGATCCACTGCTACGAAAATCATGTCGATCAGAACTACTGTGGCGGGTTTGGCCCGTTCGTCTACGTCGGAAGTCGCGACGCGCGGACAAACTACAACGGCAATCAGTCCAAGCCCGAAGGCATCCACATCTCCTTCAACTCGACGCAGACGCGGAATTTCAGCGTCGTTGTCGAGTGCTGCCTTCTTCTCCGACTGACAGGCAACTCGTTCTGCATCGCGGCCGGAACGACGATGCTTATCCGTCCGAGCGGGCCTGGCATCCTCGATCTGCGCAGCACGTCGAACTGGTACGACGCTACGGATCAGTTCGTCGGCCCCGTCATCGGGCAGGACAGCGTCTTCGCCAACGGCCCCAATGCGGTGCTTAAGTTCGCTCGGTTCCAGGATTACATCTTCGGCGGCAAGTTCGGCTGCTCGTTCGACAGCTTGACCGATAACGTCGATTTTACCGGCAGCGTCTTCATTCAGATGACGGATACGGGGGCCATCTTCAACCAGTGCAAAAACGTCACCATCGGCGCGACTTTCGAGGGCTGCAATCGGGCGTTCGTGTGCATCGACGGCTCGGCGGGCGGGCCGTTCTTCACCGGCCGGTGCGTGTTCGCCGGCAGCGGCGCGCCCGAGTTTTCGATCTCTGACAAGTCCAGGCTGATCGTCTCGTATGAGACCGCCGGACACAAGCTCGCGCGGAAGTTCCCGTACGTTACGGGAACGAGCAACTTCCCAGCCGCAACAGGCGCCGGAAACGTCGCCGGCTTCATTCTGTTTCCGCACGGGCTGGCCGGCACGCCGAACCTCAACAAATGCCACTGCACCCTACAGGGCCCGCCGTCTGCTTCAGGAGGAGCGGTGTTCCAGGGTGGGACCGCGTTCTTCATCGCGGCGGATGCTACTAACGTCACGATGGGCGTCTATATCCTTGGCCTAAGCAACCAGGGAAATATCATCTACAACCTCGACTTGAGCATGTAAGGACCGAACCCATGGGCCTGCGCGATTACCTCAGGATTGGACAAGCCGCGCAGTTGCCCGTGGCGGGCGATGACGTGCCGCTCGTGGCCGTGGTGAACCCGGACGGTAGCACGATCTCGGCCGGCGGCGGTGGCTCGTCCGGCGGGTCTGTGACCGCGCCGGGCACCGCCGGCGCGCAGGCGCAGACAATCCAGGGCAACGCAGCGGGCGTGCCGGTCCCGGTGTCGGGGGCGGTCACGACGAGCGTGACGCAGCGCGCGATGCTGTCCGAGGGGTCGAGCACGACGAGCGCCACGGTAAACACGTCGGCGACGATCCTGGCCGCCGACCCGAACCGGAAGAAGCTGAGCTATCAGAATACCGGGAGCGCGACCATAGCCTTGCGGATCAACGTCGGGGCGGACACGACGGCGGCGAACGCCACGCCGCCCGCCGCAGGCGCGACGACGGCGAAGCGGATGATCTTCGTCCCTGCCGGCCAATACTACGTCACAGAACCGGACGAGCTGTGCACGGGGCAGATCAACACCGCCTCGCTCACGGCGTCTGTCCCGCAGACTTGGGCGGCGAGTTAAGCCATGGGGTTCCGCTTCAACACCCGCCGGTCGCTCGGGCTCCCTGTCGGGGGAGGAGGCGCGATCCTGAAGCCGCAGGACGTGTTCGCGACGAGTTTGTATACGGGGAATGGCGGCACGCAGACGATCACGAACGGGGTCGATTTGGCGGGCAAGGGCGGCTTGGTGTGGGCCAAGCGGCGAGATAGTGCGGGCAACAATTTTCTGCACGACACAGCCCGAGGCGTAGGCAAGTACCTTCTGTCGAACGACACCGGGGCGGAGGCTTCGGCCAGCTTCCTGACGGCGTTCAACGTTGACGGCTTCACGGTTGGGTCTTCGCTAACCTCTACTGGCGCGTCTTTCGCCTCGTGGTCCTTCGCCCGCGCCGCCAAGTTCTTCGATATCGTCACATGGACGGGCGACGGCACGAGCAACAGGCTGATCCCGCACGGTCTTGGTATTCCGCCGGGTATGGTGGTTGTTAAGCGTCTGGACACGGCTCTGGATTGGCCGGTATCTCATCGCTCGCTGACGGCTCAACAGTTTCTCTTCCTGAATAGCACTGCCTCTGTAAACGATGGCGGCGGCGAGTATTTCAATGGATCGTCCGCCGCCACAATCACAGTAGGCTCAACATCTCGCACCAACGCATCTGGTGGGCGCTACGTCGCGTACCTCTTCGCGCACGATCCGAGCGCAGACGGGATTGTGCAGTGTGGGAGCTACGTCGGAAACGCCGATGGTACGCAACCATTCGTAAATCTCGGCTGGCGACCGCAGTTCGTTATCCTGAAAAGGTCCAGTGGAGCCGCTAATTGGCTGATCTTGGACGCACAGAGGGGCTGGAACTCAAGCGCAGCCAATTTCCTGCAAGCCAACACGAGCGGGGCTGAAACCTCTCTTTCGGGAGACTATGGCGGGTTTGCGTCATCCGGTTTTCAGGACGGCGGAGCTGCCGGAGGTCTTTACGGATCGAACAACACAACCACGATCTACCTCGCCATCCGAGCCCCCTATTAGGACCCGCCAGCCATGCCCCTATCCGGTGGACCGCTCACATTCGAGGAGGACGTTCGGCAGATCGTTCAGGGGATGCCCGGCATCCCGACGATCCTCGACGGCTCGTTCCTCGTGGATACCCTGCCCGACCCGGCGGCGAACCTCGGCAAGTATGCCCGCGTTACCGACCTGTTCGGCTCCACAACCGATCTCGTCCTGGCCGCGCGCACGGGCGCAATGATGTACTGGAAGCCCGTGCGCCCGGTGTTCGCTGCCAAGCAGACGGTGGCGGCCGACATGACGCTTCAGGCTCTCAAGACGCCCTCGATCCTGTTGCTCGACGGCAACGTTCCGCTCGGCACCACGCGCAAGCTCACGCTGTCCACGAACATGGCGTTCCCCGGCGCCTCTTTCCGCATCAAGCAGCGCAACACACTGGGGACGATCCTCGGGGCGCTCAACGTCCTGAATGTGAACCTCGGGACGCCGGTCGCGATCCTGACTGGCGGATCACAGGAATTCGTGTACGACGTGGTAGATGGTTGGGTTCAGGTAACCTAGAGGGATCGCATGTGCATCTTCGGCGGCAAGTCCGCATCTCCCCCACCGCTGCCCCCGCCGCCTCCGCAGGTTCCGACCGCTGGCGACACCGACGTGAACCGCGCCCGCTCCGACGAGCAGGCGCGGCTGCGGGCTCTCTCCGGTTCTGGGTCCACACTCCTCACTGCCGGCAAGCCCCTGGACGCCATGGGCCAGACCGGCGGCAAAGCGAAGCTGGGGCAGTAGCGATGCAGATGTTCCATGCCGTCAACTCGGCTCTGAATGGTCATCTGCTTGTCGCCTGGGCGATGGGGCTCAACGCGTTCCTGTTCCTGGCGCGCGGGTCCGGCCTCGGCCTCATGGGCCTCCTCTGCGGCGCCGTGGCGCTCACGGCGGCCCATGTCGGCTCAGGCCTGGAGCACAGCGGGCGCGAGGGGCTTGCCACCGCCGCCGCCGCCGCGACGGTCGCAACAGCCCTGGCGTGGCTCCTGTTCATCCTCGCCGCATCCATCTGAGGTCCCCGCATGGTCATGGTCACGGCAGCACCGACACAGGGCGCGCCCCTGCCGCGACCGTCCGCGCTCGTGCTGGATCTCAAGAGCCAGCCGTTCCGCAAGCGTCTGGAGATGCTGCGGTCGGAGCGGTCGTTCTACGAGGCCGAGATGCGGGAGGTGTCCCGCTTCATCCGGCCCCGGCGCGGGCGGTTCCTCGGGCAGCGCGGCCAGAAGGATGACAACCGGCAGTCGTCGGACATCATCAACACCACGGCGACCATCGCGAGCCGCACGCTCAAGAGCGGAATGCAGTCCGGCGTGTCGAGCCCGGCCCGGCCGTGGTTCCGCCTCACGACGCCCGATCCTGACCTATCCGAGAACGGCGCGGTAAAGGACTATCTCACGACGGTCGCCCGGCGGATGGCGACGGTGTTTCAGCGGTCGAACATCTACAACTCGCTCCACACCGGGTACGGCGATCTCGGCGACTTCGGCACGTCCGTGATGATGATCGATGAGGACTATCAGGATGTGATCCGGTGCCACACGTACTCGCCCGGCACGTACTTCCTGGCGCTGGACGCGCGCGGCGCGGTGGGCACGATCTATCGCGAGTTCAGCCTGACCGTGATGGCCTGCGTCGAGCGGTGGGGCCGGCGCGTGTCGCCGACCGTAATGCAGATGTACGACCAGTCGAACTTCGACGCGATGGTGGACATCGTTGAGGCCGTCGAGCCGAACATGCAGCAGGTGCGCGGCGTGCCCGGCCCGCGCGGGATGCCGTACCTGCGCGTACATTTCGAGAAGAACGCCAACGCCGACACGCTGCTTGACTGCAAGGGGTGCCACGAGTTCCCCGCGTGTGCCCCCCGCTGGGAAGTGCGCGACGACGACGTGTACGGATACGGGCCGGGCCTGGAGGTGCTGAACGACGTGAAGGGCCTCCAGCTCATGGAGATCCGCAAGCAGATCATGGTCGATAAGATGGCGACGCCGCCGACGCAGGGCGGCGCCTCCTCGATGCTGAAGATCAATCACCGGGCCGGCGGCCACACGTTCACGCCCGACGCGGCGGCGATGCCCGGCGGCAAGCTGATCTCGCCGCTGTACGAGATGAACGGCCAGGGCATCCAAGCCGTGGCGAGCGAGATCACGCGCTCGGAAAGCCGGATCAAGGACGGGTATTTCTACGATCTGTTCCTGATGTTCGCGCAGTCCGACCGGCGCGAGATCACGGCCCGCGAGGTGGACGAGCGTCACGAGGAGAAGCTGTTGGCGCTTGGGCCGGTGCTCGAACGGCTGCACAACGAAAACCTCGACCCGGCGATCACGCGCACGTTCAACATCATGCACCGCGCCGGCATCCTCCCCGATCCGCCGCAGGAGTTGCAGGGCATGGACCTGAAGGTCCAGTTCATCTCGACCCTGGCGCAGGCACAGCGGGCCGTCGCCATCGGCGGGATCGAGAACTGCGCGCGGTTCCTCGGCGGCCTTGCCGGCGTCTTCCCGTCCGTCGTGGACAAGTTCGACGCCGATCAGGCGATGGACGAATACGCAGACGCCACGGGCGTGCCGCCGGGGATCATCCTGTCCGACGACAAGGTTGCGGCGATCCGCGCGGACAAGGAAAAGGCGGCGCAGGGGCAGGCCGCGATTGCCGCCGCCGGCCAGGGCGCGGAACTCGGCCAAACCCTCTCGCAAACCGAGGTGACACCGGATAACATGCTGGGCCAGATCTTGGGCGGCGTGGGGGCTGTGTGATGACGACCGAGGTATTGTGGGAGGGCGCGCGGCCGGGGTTGTCTGACGGGCCCGAGGCGCGCCAGGAAGAACAGGACGCACTTACGGCCGAGGAGCAGTCCCGAGACGACATGCGCCTCGTGCTCCGTGAGCCGGCAGGGCGCCGCGCCGTCTACGAGATCATCGCCGCGACGGGCGCGTTCATGCCCGTCCATGGCGAGCGCAACGCCGGCTCGCATGAGGCCGGGCTGCACATCATCGCCCGCGTGAAGGATGCGGGCCTGTCGTACTGGCATAAGATGCTTGGGGAGAACGAGCGATGAATACGAACCCGAACCGTGGAGGTTCCATTGCAGCCATCCTCTCTGCCGGCATCGGCCCGCGCATTTATCTGGCCCCGCCCGACGAGGGTGGCGGCGGCGATGCTGGCGCTGCTGGGGCTGGCGGGGATGGTGCTGGCGGCGCGGCCGGCGCTGGCGATGGAGCCGGAGGAACTGCTGACGCTGGCGGCGCTGCGGGCGACGGCGCGCAACCCTCGGCCCTGGCTGGCGCACTCGCGACCTCTGCCGAGGGCGCAGCGAAAGCCGCCGAGCCGGCCGCCGATGACGGCAAGGTGGAAGGCAAGGACAAGGTAAAGCCGGCCGGTGAGGAGCCGCCGCCGGCCGACGACGCCACGCCGAAAGACGTGGATGGCAATGCCCTGCCCGAGAAGTACGAGATCAAGATGGCGGACGGCGTCGAGATGGACGCGAAGCTGATGGAGGTGGCCGAGCCGCTGTTCCGCGAGCACAAGATGAGCCCGGCGCAGGCGCAGGCCATGACCGACCTGTACACCCGCGTGACCGGCGAGGCCATCGCGAAGCATTCCGAGATGGTGAACGGCTGGCTGAACGAAGCCAAGGCGGACCCGGAGATCGGCGGCGCGAAGTTCGAGGAAAACCTCGCCATGGCGTCGAAGGGGTTCCAGGCGTTCGGAGACGAACGGGCCATGCAAATCCTCGACACCTACGGCCTCGGGAACAACCCCAACATCTTGCGTTTATTCACGCGGATCGGTAAGGCTATGGGCGAAGGCGCAACCATCCTGCCCGGTTCGGGTACGGGTCGCGTGTCCGACGCACAGGCACTATACCCGAACATGAAGTAGCGTCCGGGGGGACAAAGCAGCTCTGAAGCCTCACGCATCATTCGTGAGGTTATGAAAATGGCAGTCGTCGGTTCCCTGGTCATGACGCTCGCGGATGTGAGCAAGACCCTCGACCCCAACGGGTCGGTCGCTCGCATCATCGAAATTCTGAACCAGCAGAACGAGATGCTGGAAGATATCCTGTGGATGGAGTGCAACGGCGGCGACACGCACACGTCGGCCATTCGCACGGGCCTCCCTGCCGGCACGTGGCGTATGCTCTACCAGGGCGTCCAGCCCGCCAAGACCACGCGCGCGCAGGTCAAGGATACGGTCGGGATGCTGGAGAACTACTCCGAGCCCGATAAGAAGCTCATCGACCTAGCCAAGGATGGCGCGGCGCTCCGCCTCTCGGAAGCGCGCGGCATCATGGAGGGCATGAACCAGCAGATGCAACAGGCGTTCCTCTACGGTAATCAGAACGTCGTGCCGCAGATGTTCACCGGCTTCTCGCCCCGCTACAACTCGCTGTCGGCGGGCACTGGCGCGAACATCATCGACGCGGGCGGCACCGGCCTCGACAACACCTCGATCTGGTACGTGGTGTGGGGCGAGGATACATGCTTCGGCCTCTACCCGCGCGGCGTCCCAGGCGGCCTCAAGCACCGCGACCTCGGCGAGGACACGAAGACCCTCTCGGACGGGTCGATGTATCAGGTTCTCCGCGACCACTTCGAGTGGCACGCCGGCATGGGCCTCCGCGACTGGCGCTATGTCGTCCGCATCGCGAACATCGACGTGTCGGACCTGACCACGGACGTGACGAAGCTCAAGGCACTCGTCGGCCTGATGATCCAGGCGTCCGAGACGATCCGCTTCTCTGGCATGGGCCGCGCCGCGTGGTACATGAACCGCAACACGGCGTCGAAGCTCCGGCAGGCGATCCTCGAAAAGGTCGGTCTCAACCTGACCTGGGAGACCGTGGCCGGCAAGAAGGTCATGATGTTCGACGGCGTGCCGATCCGGCGCGTGGAGCAAATCTTGAACACCGAGGCACGCGTCCAGTAACGCAAGGGATGGCGCGCCGGCCGCCGCCGGCAGAGGACGGGAGAGGTGGGTAGCCTGCGGGTCCGCCTCCCGATCCCCGAGTGGGTGGAAGGCCCACAGCCCATTTCTCCGAGCGAGGCTCGCATGTCGGATCAGCACCAGGGCCTGCCAGTCGCAGGTTACAACCCGCAGACCGCCGACAAGGTGGGGATTGTCAACGCGAACAAGGCCCTGGAGGAGCGATGCCTGCGCGCCGCCGAGGCGATCCGCGATACGGAAGGCATGGACGGTCGCATGGCCGCCCTCGCTATCACCGGGCTTCAGCAGTCCTTCATGTGGCTCAACCGGGCTGTCTTCCAGCCGGGGCGTATTGCCCTTCCGGAAGACGCCGAGTAACCACCGTTCACCGCGAGGCTCGCACGCCATGATCCTTTCCAAGCAGGACGAATTCTCCGACCGTCAGGTCATCACTGCCACCGCCGCGTCGGTGAACCAACTCGACATGGGTCCGCCCGCCTACACCGGCAACAGCGTTGGCACCGACCGGGGCGGCCAGATCTTCTTCGACGTGTTCACCGACTTCACGGCGGCCGGCGCGGCGACGCTCACGGTGTCCGTGCGCTCGGCCGACACTGCCGACATGGTGACGGGCGTCACGATCCACTCGACCTCGGCCGCCATCCCGGTCGCGTCCCTGAAGAAGGGGATCTCGATGCGCTCGCTGAACCTCCTGGCCCGCGTGCCCGAGAACGCCAAGCGGTACGTGGATCTCGTCTACACGGTCGCCAACGGCCCGTTCACGGCCGGCGCGCTCTCGGCCCGCCTGACCAACGGCCTGCCCAACAGCGTCGGCGCCTAAGCGCCTTCGCCACTCGCACCCGCCGCCCTGCCGGCTACAGACCTGAGGACACGATCATGAGCGACCAGCGGCAGAAGCAGGCGGACGAAGCTCGCGCCAAGGCCCGCGAGGCGGCCGAGAAGTCCGGCGTCCAGGCGCAGAAGGCGCAGGGCAAGGACGAGCGCGGTGTTGAGGAGCAGGCCATCGGCGCCCGCCAGGAGCCCGACGAGATCGCGCGAGACACTGCCGCCATGCAGGGCCGATCCGGCGTCGAGGGTCTTGACCCGTCCGAGCCGAAGGACACGCTGCTTGCCAGCCCCGGCGCGCAGTTCGACCCGGCCGCTGTCGCCCGCACGCCCGGCACCGGCATCACGTCCGCGCCGCTCGGCCAGCCGGTCCCACTGTCGCTCACGTCGAACCAGCGCACCCCGGACCCGTACGAGTTCGAGGACGGCGAAAACACGACCTGGGGCAAAGACGAGCGCACCGGCAAGGTGATCCGTCCGCGCACGTACCCGGAACTCGAAAATCAGGACGTGCTGGTTACGAAGTCTGCGTACTACCTCGACGCGATCCGCAACGAGGGCGAGATCATCCGGAACTATTCCGGCCCGCTCGCCTCATGGATGCAGCCGCTCGATGCGCGCGGCCAGGAGATCCCGCGCAATCGGTTCAAGCTGGCCTGATTGGCCGGCGGCGGGCTCGGCCCGAACTGAGGGCGATACAGACGAGGGCGAGACGTGGCAGCTTCTGAAATTGAGATCTGCAACCTCGCCCTCGGCCATCTACGCCAAAACACCATCACGGCGTTCAACAACCTGAGCCCGGCCGCCAAGCAGGCGAGCATCTTCTACCGGCAGGCCATCGATACGGCGATCCGCGCCTTCGACTGGCCGTTCGCCCGGTCTTACGCCCCCGGCACCCGTGCCGATGTGGCGTGCCCGCCGGGCTGGATCTACGCTTACGAGACTCCCGCCGATTGCCTGTGCCTGCGCGAGATCGCGCGGCCGAACCGGCTCGACCCGATCATCCCCTATCACATCGCGCGGGTATCAGGCCGGTCGGTGATCTTCACCAATTGCGCGGCCCCGGTGTTCCGTTACTCGGCCCGCGTGACGGATGTGGCCGATTACGACGTGGAGTTCGTAGAAGCCGCCGCCTACACCCTAGCGATGGCGCTCGCCATGCCGCTCACGGGCAAGATCTCGCTCGTGGACGCCATGCGTAAACTCGCGGCCGGTGTCGTGGCGCAGGCGCAGGTGGACGCGGCAAACGAGGACACGAACGACATCGGCGAGGACCCGGTGCCGGACTGGCTCGGCGTGCGCGGCATCCCGAGCCTGACGCGGGCTGAGCGGGCGCAAGGCGCCATGTACGGGGCTCACGTCGGACCGCTGGCGGTTCACTACCTTCCGAACGAAAGCGGCGCCCCTGCCCCCGCCATGCTAACGGGATCACCGTCCGAGCTTGAGGCCGCATACGTGCCGGGGCTGACGGCGCCGCTCGAGCCGCCCATGCCGATCCTTGGCAGTTCGGACTTCACCGTCGCGGTCGATGGAAAGCGCGAAGGCTACGCCGGACAGGACGTGGACGGTGATGGCGATCTCGACAACTTCGACGCCCTGCTCGCGCTGATATCGGCCGGCATGGGTGGTAGTGGACAAGAGGGTTAAGCGTGGCCGATCTGATCCTTGAGCGCATCCAAGAGCGCCGCTCCGTCGATGCCGGGTATCGTCCGCCGACGACGGGGCCGCGCGCCCTGCGGCAGGGCGAGCCGTTCGTGAACCTGACGGACCTCAAGCGGTGCATTGGCAAGGGCGACGGGACGTTCATCGAATATTCCCTCTACCAAGATGCGCAGCAGCAGGCGGCCCAATCCGGCGCGGTGAACGTCATGGATGGGTTCGTGAGCGAGGTGCAGCTTGCGGCCGGCGAAAACGTGGCGCCGAAAGTTGCGGAAGCGGCGGCGTTCGCCCGAGCGAATGGGCGGCGCGCGCTTTTCTTCCCGGCCCACGCACGGACGTTCCTGCTGAACGGTCCGACCATTGATATCAGTGGTCTGCGAGTTTACGGCCTGTCGAGCGGTAGCGCCCTGGGGTCTCGGCTGAAGACCGAGGCGGCCGTGAGCACGTTCGCCACGGTATCGGCGCACGCAACCGTCGAGAACCTGGGGATGGAGCACTACGGCTCTGCCGGCCTGATGATCGACCTTATCCAGACGGAAGGCGATCTTGTCCGCAACTGCAACCTCGTGTCGCTGAATAACACGAACCAGGGCGCTTTGATCCGCATCGGCGGCTCGAATTCGTACGTGGACGACTGCACGATCTCGAATTTCTCGCCGGGCCAGTACAGCATCCTATTCACGCGAACGGCCTCGCGCATCCTTATCAACAGCGCCGTGCGGCGGACGTATTTCGGCGGCCCCGGCGCTGGTATTAGCATCGGCGCGGCGCCGGGGCAGGCGCGACCTGAGGGTATCACAATTTCGCAGTGCAACAGCGTCCTTACGGGCGGGCCGTTGGTCGAACTGTCCTCGTGTCTCAATTTCCGCATGACGGACAACATGGTGGACCAGGGGCCGGCGAGCGGGGCTATATTGCTCGGCCCGGCCGGTCAGGGCATCATGGGCGTGTCCATCGTCGGGAACTACATCTCGAACGCCTCGGGAGGCAACAACGGCGGCGGCATCGTTCATGTCGGTTCGGGTGCGGCCAGCCTAACTGGCATGGTCGTAATGGGGAACGAGTTCGGGTACTGCAACACCGGGGCCTCGTTCGGTCAGAACGCTTCGCTGATCTCGTTCGTGGGGAACTACTTCCACGACATGCTGACCGGCATTAGCGTAGCTTTGTTTGATAACGCTCAGGCAAAGTTTGGAGAAAGCAACCTTCTCGGCCCCGGCGTTGTTGGCCTAACCACAATCGGGTCCTGATATGCCCAAGAAGCTCCAAGCGTCGTTTACAGGCGGGGAACTCGACCCCAAGCTTCACGCGCGCGTGGATCTGGCGAAGTACGCTACGGGCGCGGCCAAACTCACGAACTGGATCGTGCATCCCTACGGGGGCGCCTCGAACCGTCCGGGTCTGGAATTCGTTGCGGCGTGCGGCGGGTCGGCCACGACGGTTCGTCTCGTGGAATTCCAGCTTTCGCCGAACGATACGTGCGTGCTGGAGTTCGGCGACGGGTACATGCGCGTACTTCGCCGGGGCGCGCTGATCCTGAAGGACGGGGTTCCCTATTCGATCCAGACGCCGTATGGCGCCGACGTGGTGAAGGGCCTGCGGTTCGAGCAGTCGAACGACGTTCTCAAGATCACGACGCAGGCGTACCGGCCGCAGAACCTATCCCGGTTCGCGCTCGATGACTGGCGGTTCTCGGATATCGTGGTGACACCCGCTGTCCCGGCGCCGAACGACCTGGAGGGAAAGGCGAACGACCGCCCTCTGGCGACAGATGGAAGTGAGGCTCGGTATAACTTTCCGAGCACGTACACGGTTACGTCGATAGACGCACTTACTGGACGCGAAAGTGCACCGTCGTCTTTCGTCACGATCCAGAACGATCTAACCCTGCGAGGGTTCAACAACGAGATCCGGTTTACTAAGGTAAACGGCGCATCGTCTTACAACCTTTACAAGCAGGATAAGACGATTTTCGGTATCATAGGAACTCTTTTCCAGGATCAGCCCCCAGGAAGCGACGGAAAGATCGGGTATCAGGACGCGAACGTTTCGCCAGATACATCGAACGGAGTTCCACAACAGAAAGACCCATTCAACGGGGAGGGCAACTGGCCTCGCGCGTCGGCGTACTTTCAGCAGCGCGTCGTTCTTGGCGGCCCTGCAAACAAGGCGAACCAAATCAACCTTTCGCAGTCCGGCGATTTCAACAACTTCAACACCTCGTTCCCGACGCGGGATAGCGACGCGATTACGTTCGCGCTCGCCGCCCGTCAGCGCCAGGACGTTCTATTCTTCATTGCCGTGGAGGATCTGATCGTCTTCACCACGTCGGGAGAGTGGCGCGTGCGCGGGAACGATCAGGGCACGATCACGCCGAGCGCTGTCGATGCTCGTCAGCAGTCGTCGTATGGGTGCGCTGAGAACGTCCAGCCGCTCATCGTTCAGGACGATATCGTGTTCGTCCAGGCGAAGGGGCAGACGGTCCGTTCCATCGCGTACGATTTCGGGCAAAACAAGTATCGAGGCGTGAACCTATCCCTGCTTGCCGGCCATCTGTTTGAGGGGCGAACCATCGTCCAGATGGCGTACGCGCAGGTCCCGCACTCGACCATGATGTTCATCATGAGCGACGGCGGCGCACTGTCGTTCACCTACCTCAAAGACGAAGAAGTCTGGGCGTGGTCGCCCCACGTCACCGATGGCATTTTCGAGAGTGTTGCCGCCGTCGCAGAGGGCGAGGAGGACGTATTCTATTTCGTCGTTCGGCGCACGGTCCAGGGGCAGCAGGTCCGGTATATCGAGCGCCGCCGGTCCCGCCGAATGGACAACATTTTCCAGTCGTTCTTCGTGGACAGCGGCCTGCAATATCTCGGGCCTACCACGTCGAGTGTGTCGGGGCTCGGGCACCTTGAGGGCCGGCAGGTTGTTGGGGTCGTGAACGGCCGGGTCGTCCAGGGCCTGACGGTCGTGAACGGCCGGGTCGATTTGCCGTTCCCCGGCGAGGCGATTGCGCTCGGCCTGTACTATGGCTCGGAACTGGAGACGCTGGACCTCGACGTGGGGAACGTCTCGCTGAACGGCGAACTTCGGAATATCCAGAAGATCGTCGTCCACGTTGAGAAGACAGCCGGATTGCTGCACACCGCGACCGGGAACGACGGCCTGTACGGTCACGACGTGCGCGGCGACGAGGGCGAGGAAGCGCCCGGCGGCCTGTTCACGGGCTCGTATGAGGCGAAGGTGGACGGTGATTGGAACAACAACGGGCGCGTGCGCTTCTCTGTCGCCCTAACGCCTGCTACGATCCTCGCCGTGGTTCCTCAATTCGAGGCGGGGGGAGATGCAGAATGAGTTGGTGGTTCGTCCCGCTGCTGACGGTGATGTGGATCTGTTTGCTGGCGTGCTACGCGGTGTCGATCTTCGGGAGATCGCTGCAACGTCGCTTGCTCCTCCGGCAGGTGCGATTGCTCGGTGCCTTGCCGCCTCTGACCGGACATGGGTCGGGCTCCTTGACGGGGAGCCTATGTTTATATCGGGCATATCCCGTGCCAACTTCATGTCTGCCCGTAGGGCTCCATGGCTCCTCGGTACGCCCCTGATCGACACGAACCCCCGGCCGTTCCTGCGGTACACGCGGGCGGCGATGCCAGGGCTGCTGGCGGCGCATCCGTGGATGGAGAACCACATCGACGCCCGGTCCACGCGGACGATTGCGTGGCTGCGGTGGCTGGGTTTCGTGATACATGATGCGAAACCCTACGGCGCCCTCGGCCGCCCGTTCCACCGCTTCTCGATAGGAGGCCCCCATTTGTGAAATCGCGACCCTCTCGGCCATCGCCGGTATCGTCGGGACGGGCGTGTCGGCGCTCGGCGCGATCCAGCAGGGGCAGGCCCAATCGCAGGCGGCGAAGTATCAGGCCGCCGTGGATCGCAACAACTCGATCCTGGCGCAGCGGTCAGCCGCCGACGCCGTGGAGCGCGGCAAGGAAGCCGAGGCGACCCAGCGCCGGAAGACGACGATCACGCTCGCCCGTCAGCGCGCGGCGGTGGCGTCGAGCGGCATCGAACTCGACACGGGCTCGCCCCTGGATATCCTCGGCGACACGGCGCAGTTCGGCGAACTCGATGCGCAGACGGTGCGTGGGAACACGGAACGCGAGCGGCTGGGATACGAGGCGCAGGGGAGCAACTTCCGCGCGTCTGCCGGCCTCAACGACATGAAGGCGTCGAGCGCCAAGACCGCCGGGATGATCGGCGCGACAAGCTCGCTTCTGTCCGGGGCCACGTCGGTTGCGGGCAACTGGTATAAGATGAAGTGATGCGGGCGAATATCCACCCTCACGGTTAGGATAGCCCCTGCGCGCAGGGAGCCCTCGCTGCCGCCCGCATCTCGGATAGGATACTGCAATGGCGATCCAAGTTCCAGCCGTCACGAACCGCAGCGTCCAGACGGAGCGCGCCCCGAACCAGTTCCAGTCCGACGCGGGCGCGACGCCCGACGCCTTCGGCGGGCTTGAGGGTCGCGCGCTTCAGGGGCTCGGCGGTGCGGCCATGCAGGGCGCGAGCGTCCTCAACGATGTGGCGCAACAGCGAAAGGCCGAGGACGACACCCGGACCGTGCTGGCGGCGACGAACAGCCTTCAGGACCGCAAGCGCGAGTTCGACTACGGCAAGGATGGGCAGGGCGGGGAGCTTGCGCGCCAGGGCCTCGACGCGCTCGGTGGCGAGCAGCGCACGGTCGAGTTCTTCAAGGCGACCACGGCGGACATCGCGTCGAAACTGACCGACCCGAAACAGAAACTCGTGTTCGACAAGGTGGTCTCGCAACAGCGCGACGCGAGCCTCGACACCGTGGCCCGGCGCGCGGCCGACGAGCGGATCAAGGGCGCGACCATCGTCGCCAAGACCACGCTCGATCTCGCGTCCAAGGCGGCCGTCGATGACGCCCACTCGGATAAGACCGCTGACGCGCAACTGAACCTGGGCCTTGCCGCGATCCGGTCGAACATTACGGGCCAGCCGAAAGAGGCCGTCGAGGCGGCGGCGGCCGAGTTCCGGTCCCAGCTACAGACGCAGCGGATCGCGCGCGTCGCCGTGGACAGCCCGTCGCAGGCCGCAGCGATGTACGAGCGGCTGAAGCCGCAGATCGCGGGCGCCGACCACATCAAGGTCGAAAAGCTCCTAGAGCCGATGCGCGCCCGCCAGGAAGGGCAGGCTATCGCGAGCGAGATCACGGGCGCGCCCGGCCCGGCGACGCGGCAGGTGGCCGCCGTGGCCCTCGCCACTGCGCCGCCGCTGGTTCAGGCTGTGGCCGGCGTCGAGAGTTCGGGCAACCCGAACGCGGTCTCGCCGAAGGGTGCGGCCGGCGTGATGCAGGTGATGCCCGAGACAGCGCGCGAGATCTCGGCGAAGCTCGGCGACGGACTGATCGGGCCGGACACGCCGCCGGCCGAGATCAAGCGCATCCTCGCGGACCCGGCCGTGGGCCGGCGGTACGGCACGGACTACCTCAAGACACAGCTACAGCGGTTCGGCGGTGACGTGCCGACCGCGCTCGTGGCGTACAACGCCGGCCCGGCCGCGGCGGAACGCTGGCTGAAAGAGCGCAAGGGGCCGAACGACCTCTCGTCCCTGCCGGCAGAGACACAGAAGTACGTCCCCAAAGTCATGTCCCGGCTGGCGGACGCACAGGGCGGTGGGCCGTCCGAGGTGGGCGGCAAGCCCGACGTGTTCAACACCGTCCGCATGGGCGCGTTGCCACCGCCCGGTCAGAAGATGACGGCCGACAATTGGTCGCTGAAGTTCTACAAGCCCGCCGATCTCCTTGCGCCGACCGGGGGCGGGCGCCAGATCGACGCGCGGGCGGCGACCATGGCCGACGCGCTCGGATCGCAGTTCTTCGAGAAGACGGGCATCCGTATCGGCGTGAACGACGTGAACGACAACCCCGGCACGGCGGGCAAGCGGCGCGGGGCGAGCGACCCCGGCGACAACCCGCACGTCTCGGACAGTCAGCACCTTCACGGGAAGGCATTCGATTTTCAGATCCAGAGCTTGAACGAAGCGCAGAAGGCGCAGTTCTTGCAGATCGCGCGACAGGTCGGCTTTTCGGGGGTGGGGTTCTATGAAGGAAAATCCGGGCACCTCCACTTGGATACGGGCAAGCCGCGCTCGTGGGGAACGATGCCCAAATGGGCCGGCGGCTCCATGGCTGTCCCGGCGCTCGGGGTCTCGGATATGGCAGTCGCGCCCACTCTCGGCGGTCTTCCGGTTCCCCCCTCCATGCGTGCGGCTGCGGGCGGCACGGCAACGGGCGCAGCACGACCAGTTAGTGGCGGCCCTGCTGGAACGGGTACATCCTTCCTGCCGCCTGCACTGACCGCCGACGCCCGCGACCTCATTGGCACGCCGACGCCCACGGTCTCTTCCGTGGCGGCGGGGGCTTCGTTCGGCGCTGGCCAGCCGGGCGGCATGGTTCCGGCGCCGGTCGCGTCCTCGATCCGCCTGCCCGACGACTTCGACGCGCAGTCCTGGCGGGATGCCGTCTCGTCCGACCCGCGCCTCGACAGCCCGGCGAAACAGGCGGCGGCCCGGTCGGCCGTCGAGCGCGAGATCCGTGCGCGCGAGGGACAAAAGAAGTCCGCCTTGCGCGACCTGAGATCCGAGGCGATCCGCACCGTTCAGGGCGGCAAGGGCTCGGACGACCTGCCGCCCGAGATCTATTCCGCGCTGCTGGAAGCCGACCCGAAGTTCGTCACCGACACCCTGCCGGCGATGGAAGACCGGATCAGGAAGCGGAAGGATAAGACCGACCCGGAGGCGTACCATGAACTCGCGCTCATGGATGACGCCAAGCTCGCCGATCTCGACCTCACGGCGTGGCGCGCGCGGCTGTCGCAGGGCGATTACGAGAAGTTCAGCGACCGACAGAAGGCGGCAGGCAAGGCGACCGTCGAGGACGCCAACCGCTGGGATGGTATCCAGACTCGGCAGGCCCTCGCGAACAACGCTCTCAAGTCCGCCGGGATCTTCCCCGACAAGGACGACGCCGAGGCGAACCGCCGGGCGGGGATTTTCTACGGCAGGCTGGACACGGCGGTTGCCGCGTTCAAGGCCGAGAACAAGCGCGAGATGAGGCCGGCAGAGTTGCAGGAGACGCTCACGAACCTCCTCACGCCGATCAATGCGGGCGATTGGACGGGAAAGACGCAATACCTGTTCGAGCAGGGCACGGCCGGCGAGAACGCATTCCGCCGCGCGAACCAACTCCCCTTGGTCGGCACCACGGGGAGCGTCGCCCCGGCGCGCAAGCTTGAGGAGATCCCGCAGGCGAGCCTGCAAACGCTCCTCGACAACCACACGGCCATGCGCGGCGTGGCGCCGACCCCGACGCAGGCGATGCAATTTTACAACGACGGCGTGGCCTTGGAGACCGGGCGCGACCCGAAACCGGACGGTCCGACGCGCACGGAAATCATCTCGGTCCTGCGCCGCAAGTTCGGCGCCGCGATCCAGACGGACGCCTCGCGTTCCGCCGAGTTCGAGGCTAAGATACAGGACACCTACAACCGGACGCTCCGGTCCCTTCTGACGCCCAAGCCGGCGGCGACGACCGCCCCGGTGGCAATCCCCTTCTGAGGTACACCATGGCGGGCATGTTCGACGCGGCTGTTGACGAGATTGCAGCCGGCGAGGACAAGGCCGCCCGCGCCGCCGCGCCGGGATCGACGCTCGAGCCGCCCGCGCCGACGGTCGCGCCCGCGCAGAACCCCGGCGACGTGCTGCCGGGCCTGCCCGCCGATCTGGCGACGCCCGCGCCCGCTCCCATGTTGCCCGGTCCGGCGCAGGATTTGGCGCCGACGGTCGCGCCGACGGTCCAGGCCGCCCCGGCGGCGCGGGGCATGTTCGACGCAGCGGTTGAGGAGATCGCGACGGAGGACACAAGCCGGCTGTCGTCGGCGCTGGAAACGGCCCGCACGCAGGACCCGGTGCGCTACACGGAAGCGGCTCGGATTGCCGAACGCGATGGCCTCCCGCTTGAGTTCGTTACGCAGAACTTGGACGACCTCAAGACGCGCGCCACCGCGAACGACATGCGCAAGAGCTTAGAGGCAAGCCCCCGCCTGAAGCAATGGTTTCTGACGGGCGACAACGCGAACACGGTCAAGCTGGACGATCTGCACAAGCTGTCCGGTCTCGGCTGGCTCATGGAAGCGACCGGCGCGCAGTGGTCGGACGGGTGGGATCAGCGTCAGTCGGCGGACATCCGGTATCGGCAGATCTTCGGCCGGGCAACACCGGAGGAGATCGCGCGCGCCGACGTGGCGGACCGGGCTGAGAAGCGGGATTACGGCTCGACCGGGTTCTTTCAGGGCGCCATCCCAGCCCTTGCCGGCCAACTCCCTAACATGGCCGGCGGGCTGCTCGCGGGTATCCAGGCGGCCCCGTACGCGGCGACGCTGGGCACGGCGGTCGGCGCGTCGGTCGGTTCGCTCGCGGGCGGCATTGGGACCGTGCCGGGCGCTGTGGCCGGGTTCGGCTCGGGCGTCGCCACGGGCATGATCCAGGGCCGCGCGACGGACAGCTTCAAGCAGGAAGCCGGCGGGGCATACAGCGAGTTCCTACAGATCAAGGGCGACAACGGCGAGCGCGTGGACCCGGAGGTGGCGAAGGGCGCGGCGCTGATCGCGGGCGCGGCGAACGCAGCCCTGGAAACCATCGGCGAGGCGGCGCTTGAGCGGCTCGTGCCGGGTCTCGACAAGTACGGCGTCGGCGCGCTACTGCGGAACGGCTCGCGCGAGGTGCTGAAGGAGGCGATCAAGCGGCCGTCCATCGCCGCCGTGCTTAAGTCGTTCGGCGGGAACGTCGCGCGCGGCGGGGCGACGGAGATCGGGACGGAAGTCCTGCAAGAGGCCGTGACGATCATGTCTCGGATCGCGACGGAGAAGAACAGCGCGGGCGAGTTCCAGCCCATGGAGGCTGCCGAGATCTCGTCGCGCCTCGTGGAGACGGCGGAACAGACAGCGCAGGCCATGCTGATCCTGACGCCGGCCCTGGGCTCGACCCGGCTCGGGCGCGACCTGACCGTGTGGAAGCGCAGCGAGGATATGCGTGCGATCTACCAGGGGGCGAACGAGGCGGCGGCGACGACCGAACTCAGGACCCGCGCGCCGGAAAAGTACCTTGATGCGGTGAAGTCGTTCCTCGGCGACGGCAAGGCCAGCGACACGGTGTACGTGTCCACGGACAAGCTGACCGAACTGTTTCAGTCGATGGATTTGTCGCCGGCCGATCTGGACGCGCGGATCGACGGGTTCTCGGCGCGGTATGCGGAGGCCCTGGCGACCGGGAACGACACGCACATCGACATGGCCGCGTTCCAAACGCACATCGCTGGCACGCCGCTGGGCGAGGCGCTGATCGAACATCAGCGGTGGCACCCGGAACTCGCGACGGTGGCCGAGGCGCGCGACGCCCTGGCCGAGGCGCGGTCCGCGCAGGACAGCATGCTTGAGGAGGCGCTGAACGCGGCGAAGGCGGACGCGGCGAAGGCGGCCCCGCGCAAGCAAGTCGAGGACAGCGTGTACGCGATGCTCGTCAACATCGGTGAAAGCCCCTCGACGGCGCGGGCGCAGGCGGTGTTGCAGGGCGCGTTCTTCGGGACGATGGGCGAGCGGGCCGGGATCGACCCGGTGCAGTTGTTCAACGACCAGGGCCTCGACATTCGCCGGGCGATGCCGGACGGGCTGGACTACCGGAAGACGGATGAACTCGATTTCGCTCTGGACGCGATCCGCAAGGGCGACGCGGAACGGGCCGGCAAGCTGCGTCGGAAGGGCCAGGGCGCGAGCCTCGGGTCGTTCCTGAAGTCGAGGGGCGGCCTGCGCGAGACCGACGCCTTTGCCGGCGAACTCCGCGCGCGAGACCTGAAGGGCGGACTGCGTGCGAAGGAAGGCGCCGGTCTCGATCTCGATAGCGCCTCGCTCGCGGCGGCCGAGGCCGGGTACTTCCCGAACGCGGTGAACGATGACGGCACGATCAACCGCGAGGGGCTGGTCGAGGCCCTGTTGTCCGCCGTGGATGAGGAGACCGCCGGCCGCCCGCTGTTCACGCTGCGGCCGGACGAAGTGCAGATCGACACCCGGCTCGCGCGCGTGGAGGCGCTGGCGGAGGAGATGGCGGCGCTCGGCCTCGACACGGCGTCGATGACGAACGACGAAATCCGCACCGAACTCATGAAGGCGTCCAGCCCGAACGCGACTGAGGGGGCGTTGTTTCAGGAGGCGAAGCCACGCCCGGCCTGGATGGAGGAGATCCTTAGCAAGAGCCACAAGCGCGACGCGGTGGCGAAGCGGGCTGCTGAGGCCGGCGGCACGGTGCGGCTCAAGAACCCGGACGGGCGCGTTGCTGCGGCCGGGCCGGATATGTCGGCGCCGGGCGGGTTTCGGCTGACCCGGTTCGATAGCGAGGGGCCGGTTGGGCACACGGAACACGCATCGTTGGAGGAGGCGGTTCGCGAGGGGATGCGGAACGGCTACCAGCCGGCGGCCGAGTTCTTCCAATCCACCGACCTCGCCGGTCCGCAGGCGGACAAGCGCGGCTCGATCCAGTTCCAGGGCGAGCGCACGGTCATCAACCTGTTCCAGGCGGCGAACCTCTCGACGTTTCTGCACGAAAGCGCCCACCTGTTCCTTGAGGTGAGCAAACAGGTGGCGGAACGGCCCGTCGAGCCCGGCGCGAACGATGTGATCCGTGACGACTGGCGCACGGTTCTGGCCTACATCGGCGCCAAGGAAGGCGAGGCGATCCCGCGCGAGGCGCACGAGAAGTTCGCCAAGGCGTTCGAGACGTATCTTTCCGAGGGGCGCGCACCGTCCGACGAACTGCGCGGCGTGTTCGAGCGGTTCAAGTCGTGGATGCTCCGGGTCTATCGCGGCGTCCAGCGCGCGGTCGGCCTGCCGGCCATCTCGCCCGAGATCCGCGACGTGTTCGACCGGATGCTCGCGACGGATCAAGAAATCGCCGAGGTGCAGTCCGACCGGGCGGTGCGCCCGATGTTCGCCGACGCCGCTGCGGCGGGCGTGACGGACGTGCAGTGGGCGAAGATGGTCAAGGCGGCCGAAGCCGCTACAGACGCCGCCAAGGGCACGCTGATGGCCCGCATGATGGGCGAGCGGGCGCGGGAACAGACGGCCGAGTGGAAGGCGCAGAAGGAAGCGATCCGCGCCGAGGTGGTGGACGACCTGTCACAACGCCCGGTCTATCAGGTCCAGCACTACATCCGCACGGGCGAGATCCTGAACAGCACCGAGACCGTGCCGCCGGACATCGGCGAACGTCGCCTCGACCGGGCGTGGCTCGTGAACCACTTCGGCAAGGATGTTCTGTCGCGCCTGCCCAAGCAGTCCGGCCGTCTCGTCTACGTCGAGAAGGGCGGGATCAGCCCCGACGAAATGGCTGACTGGTTCGGCTTCACGTCCGGCGAGCACATGATCGGTGAGATGCTGTCGGCCGTCCCGTACCAGCGCGCCGTCGTGGCGCGCACCGACGAACTCATGCGCGAGCGCAACGGCGACTTGCTGTCCAATCAGGCGGCGGTTGCCGAGGCTGCGGCGACGGCTTTCCACAACGACGTGCGGGCGCCGTTCCTCGAACTCGAATTGCAGGCGCTCGCGTCGAAGGCCAAGATCAAGGCCGGCAAGGTGCTGCCGCAGAAGGTTGCCCGCCAGATGGCCCGCGATCTGATCCGGGGGAAGAAGGCCAGCGAGGCCGGGCGCGTGGCCGTGTTCGCCAGGGCGCGCGACAAGGCGGCGCGCGCGGCCGAGACGGCGATGCTCCGCGAGGACTGGACGGCGGCGGCGGAGGCCAAGCGGCAACAGATTTTCAACCACTACCTGACCCTGGAAGCGCAGTCGGCGCGCGACGAGGCCGAAGCGATCCGGCGGTACCTCGACAAGTTCTCGGACCGGAAGCGGCCGGGCGGCGTGGACCCGGACTATCTCGACCAGATCGAGGGCATCCTTGAGCGGTTCGAGTTCAAGCGAGCGACGAGCCTGCCGGCCATTGAGCGGCGCAAGACCCTGGCCGCGTTCGTGGCTGAAGCGGAGGCGCGCGGCGACGCGCTGCTGATCCCGCAAGACCTTCTCGATAAGGCGGCGCTCACGTCCTACAAAGACATGACCATGGAAGACCTCGACGCCCTGCGCGACGTGGTGAAGAACGTCGAGCACCTGGGCCGGCTGAAGAACCGTCTGTTGGAAAAGGGCCGGCTCGTGTCGTTCGAACGGACCCGCGACGAGTTGGTGGCGCAGGCGCGCAAGACGCCGACGAAGAAGGCGCAGAAGTACCGGAACCCGACAGGGTGGGAGCGGTTCGCGAACGGCGTCGCGGGCGTGGATGCGTACCTGCTGAAGATGGAACAGGTGTTCCAGTGGCTCGATTTCGGCGATGCCAGCGGTCCGTTCTCGCGGATCGTGTTCGGCAAGTTCGTGGAGGCGCAGAACCGCAAGAGCGAGATGCAGCTTGCCGTGTCGGCGAAGCTGAAGACGATCCTCGACGGCCTCGACGCCGGGTATCTGAACGAGCGCAAGGCGGTCCCAGCGCGCCCCGAGTTGTCGTTCCTGCGCTCGGAACTCTACGCCATCGCGCTCAACCAGGGCACGGAAAGCAACCGCGCCAAGGTCCTCAAAGGCGAGACCTCGGCGACTAACTCGTTCCGGTCTGAGGATGAGATGAACTCGGCGCTGTCCCTCCTCACAAAGGAAGATTGGGACCGGGTGCAGTCCATGTGGGATGTGCTTGAGGGGTTCTGGCCTGAGACCGCCGCGCTTGAGCGCCGGCTGACCGGCGTCGAGCCGCCGAGGCTGGAGCGTCGCAAGGTCGCTACGGCGTTCGGTGAGTATGCGGGCGGGTACTACCCGATGGTGTACGACCCGGCGCAGGCGTTCGACGTGCAGCAGCGGTCCGACAAGGAGCTCGATGCGCAGTTCGACAACACCACGTTCTCGCGGCCGGCAGTCGCGCACGGGTTCACGAAGGCCCGCGTCGAGAACTACGCGCGGCCGATCTTGCTGGACCTGCGCGCGCTCACGGGGCACATCGACAAGGCAATCCAGAACATCACGCACCGCGAGCCCGTGCGCGATGCGCTGAAGCTCATCACCGACCCGACGTTGCAGGCGTCGCTCATCGAGACGATGGGCCGCCCGGTCTATCAGGAGATGTACAAGTGGCTCGACCGGATCGCGAAGGACCGGGGCGAGCCGCCGGCCAACGCGACCGTAGCGCGGGTGCTGTCCGGGGCGCGCGCGAACATCAGCCTGTACGCTATGGGGTTCCGGCTGACCACGGCACTCTCACAATTCGCCGGCTGGTCGAACTCGCTGGAGAAAGTGCGACCGGGGTTCCTCGCGTCCGGTTTGTACGAGATGACGTTCCGCCCGCGTGAAACGTGGGATCTGATTTCGTCCAAGTCGGGCGAGATGCGCGACCGCACGAATAACCTCGACCGCGACGTGCGCTCGGCGCTTGCCCGGCTTGAGGGCAAGACCGGCGCCGTCGATGCGTTCAAACGGCACGCGTTCTTCTTCACGGCGATGGCAGATCGCATGGTTGCCGGCCCGACGTGGCTCGGCGCGTACAACCAGCACCTCGCCACGTACCCGACCGACGAAGCCGGGGCCGTGCGCTCAGGCGACGCGGCAGTACGGCTGACGCAGGGGGCTGGCGCAGCGAAAGACCTGTCCTCGATTATGGGAAATAAGAACGAGGCGCTTCAGGTCTATACGATGTTCTATTCGTATTTTAACCTGTACTATAATCGCCTGCGCACACTCGGCCGCGACACTCGCGTTATGCTTCGCGACGGCGATTACGAGGACATTCCGCACTTGCTCGCGCGGTCCCTAGCTCTCGTGATCTTGCCGGCCGTGATGGCGGACGCGCTCGTGGGCAAGTGGAAGGACGAAGACGAGACCGTCGCGTGGTGGGCGTTCCGGAAGGCGAGCCTGTACCCGCTGATGTCCGTGCCCATCGCCCGCGATATCGCCGGATCTCTCGATAGCGGCCTCGCCTACCAGATGTCCCCGCTCGCTCGGTTCGGCGAGCTGGCGACGAAGCTGGCGCAGGACGCGAACAAGGTCGCGCAGGGCGAACAGGTAGAAGGGCGGATGGTTGCCAAGCGCGCGGCGGAACTTGCCGGGTATACGTTCGGCCTGCCGCTTGGGCAGACGGTTGGCACGGCGTCGAACGTGTGGCAAGGGTTGGAACAGAACGATTTCAAGACGCGCGATCTGTTGTTCGGCCGCCGTGCGTTTGGGGACACCCGCGATCAGTAGGGGATGACGATGAGCCTGTTCACCGACAAGGCCCCGGCGATCATGCGGGACCTCATGGCGGCCTTCGCGCTGGGCGAGGACGATGCCGCCGCCATCGTCGGGAACCTTGGGCACGAGAGCGGCGGGTTCAAGTTCCTGCAAGAGAAGAAGCCCCTCGTGCCGGGCAGCCGGGGCGGGTGGGGTTGGGCGCAGTGGACCGGCCCGCGCCGCCGCGCGTTCGAGGCGTGGGTCGCGGCGAAGGGACTCGATCCGGCGGGCGACGAGGCGAACCTTGGGTTCCTCGTCCACGAACTGCGCACGAGTGAGGCCAAGGCGATCCCGGCGGTGAAGGCCGCGCGCGGCTTGGAAGCCAAGGTGAAGGCGTTCGAGGCGGCGTTCGAGCGGGCCGGCGTCAAGCACTACCCATCTCGGATCAAGTACGCGGAACAGGCATTGGCCGCCTACAAGGGCGGCGCGCCTGCCCTGGCGCCGGTCAAGCGCCCGGCCGCGCCTCGTCGCTGGGCCGAAGACACGCTCGCCGTGTTCGAGATCCGCGCTGTGCAGGAGCGCCTGCGCGCGCTCGGGTATTTCATGGTCGGCAAGGTCGATGGCGATTGGGGCACGTCCACCACGGCGGCGGTGATCGCACTACAGACGCAGGCAGGCATCACGGCAGACGGGCACTACGGCCCCGAGACTAAGGCCGCGCTCGCCGACGACGCGAACAAGCGGGTGGTCCCGGCGGCGCGGGCGAACACGACGGCCAAGGATCTGCGGAACCAGGGCTCGACTATTGCTATCGAGGGCAACCGGGTCACGTGGACTTCGGCGCTCGGTCTGGTCGCCGCCCTGGTCGCCGCCGCGCACGCCGCCTACACCGCGCCGGCAGAGTTGCCGTTCGGCTCCTCGATCTTCCTCGGGCTCGTCCCGCCGCCGTTCGGCTCGATCCTCTCGGCCGTGGCGCCGTACCTGCTGGCGTTCATTCCCCTGGCATACAACGCGCTTGCGGCGCAGGGCATCGTCCGGGCGCGGGTCGTTGCGGAACAGACGGGATTGCATAACGGCGAGCCGTCGCCGGCCCCGACGACCGAAGAGGAACCATCCGACGCGCCGCCCCTTGGTGGCCTGCTGGGGTCTCTGTTCGGCCGGGGTCGGAAGTCGTGAAGCAGAACCACACCGCGACCGCCATGCACATGACGCGGCCTCTCGAATGGCTGCTCGCTATGTGCATGGTGACGTGGGGCGTGACGCTGCTGCGGCCCGATCCGTACTTCGACCTGCCGGCCTATCGCGTGATGTCCACAGTGATGCGCGAGACGAGTTGGGGCGCAGGCGCCGTGTGTTTCGGCATGGTCCGGTGTCTCGCCTTGGCGATCAACGGGTGGTGGATACGGACGCCGCTACTTCGGTTCGCCGGATGTCTCGTCGGCGGCATGTGCTGGCTGTCCATCGGCTTCCTGATGTACGCCGGGTCTGTGGTGGAAGACAGCCGTCTTCCTGCCGGGATGGGCTTCTATGCCGTGTTTTTTGTATTCGAGGGCTGGTGTACGCTCGCGACCGGATACGACATGAACAAGACGGGCGCGTTGTCCGCCGGAGCATTGAAGAAAAATGTCCGCTGACGACGTGAAGCCCTGGATCGACATGCTCGTTACGTTGCTGTCGGCCGGTGGACTTGGGGGCATTTTCCTAGCGGTGCTGGGGTGGATGAAGGCCAAGCATGAACGGCCCGCGCATATCGCGCCGGACCCGAGCATGGGTTCGGGCGCGCTCGCCCAGCTTGGCGGCATGGTCATGGGCCGGCAGACGGGTGAGGAAATCATCCTCGCGCTGAACGCCATCGCTGCGTCTCAGGACCGCTGCACGCTCGTACGAGAGAAAGAGATCCGGGTGGCGCAGGAGCTTTCGGACGTGCGCCACCGGGAGATGCGGACCCTGAACGATCACCTCGACACGCTGTGTGACCGGCTTAAGAATTTGCCGGGGTGTGGGGCTTAGGCGGTGGTGTAAGCCATGCGGTATGCGCGTCTTCATCCTGCGACACAAGCTCGTAACCGTCCGCGACAAGCTGCGTCAGGATTGCATCCATCATCGTCGTTTTGCCCGAACCTTGCGGGCCTCTCAGTTCGATCGTTATCATCTCTCGTCTCTCCTGTGGTGGGGGCGCGACACGCGCGCCCCTGGTAATTACGCCCGACGACGACGGCTCGATCCGCCCGTCGCGGCTTCCTCAACGGCGTCGGACTGCTCCTCGCCGACGCTGCCCGGCCCGGTTTCCTGCGGATCGGCCGCGTCGGGGACGACCGTCTCGACCGTCACCTCGCCCGCCTGCCCGGCGCTCGCTTCCTCGATCTCTGCCGGCGTCGGGCCTGCCTCGGCCGCCGCGCGGGAGGTGAACCGATGCTCGACCTTGAGCACGTCCACGCCGGGGAGTGCCGCCAGGGCGGCGATGCCGTGCCCGTCCTCGGCCGAAAGGATTGCATTCGACACCGCGATCTGGCTGCGGGTGCTGCCCTTCTCGACGGGGACGAACACGCGCAGGGTCACGACTGCACCGACTTCACGCTTTGCCATGGGTGTCTCTCCTCAGAACCGATCTGCATCATCAGCGGCCGGGGCGTCCCGGTCCGCATCCATCGGGATCTCGCCCGTCTCCGGGTCGTGATCCTCTACGACCTCCGCGTCTTCCACGGGGGGCGATCCTTTATCCTGGCTGGCCTGCTGGCGGGCTTGGCGCAGCTTCTCGCGCCCGGCGCCTGCGCGCTTGGCCGGGGCCGCTGGCGGGGCATCCTCGCCGTCGTGTTCGATCTCGTCGCCTTCGCTGCGGTAGAGATCGTCCACGCGGCCGAACATCTGCGCGGTCTCGCTGTCGAACGGAAGCTGTTTCGAGTGGCGGCGCAGGACGGTCTTCTTCGCCATCTCGATTGTGTCGGTCTTCCAGATCCCGGCGAGGTTGCCTTCCCGATCCGTGTTCTTCGACTGCCGGCGAGCGATAGCCATGATCTCGGACCAGCGCATGACTTCGACCGAACGGTGGCCGCCTGCCATGGTCACGACGGAGTATGCTGCGACCGGCGGGCCAAGATCACCGACGAGGAGCGGCCGGTGGATCAGGCGGGGTTCCGTGCCTTCTTGATACTCGAACGCCCCGGCGTCGAGCTCGGCTTGGTAGACGACCGAGACGGTGAGCACAGACACCATGCCCGAGTTGAAGATGCGGCGGCGCAGACCCGCGACCATGGGGATGTACTGCGCCTCGCGCGCCACGGTCTCCCACTTGCCGGTTTGCCGGTCCTTCTCGCGCTTGTTGTAGATCACAAGGGCGGCTTCGCGCCCGTCAAGCACGAGACCATCGGCGGCGGCCTTGCTGCACGCGTCGATGACGGACGCGGGCGTGCATTCGAGAAGCTCGCGGTTCCGGCGGATCGCGTCTTGGACGACCCGGACGAACTTCTTGACCGGGATGTTTGCCGGCAGGTTGGCTGTGAACGACGGCGCTGCGGCCTCAAGGGCGCCCTGTATTGCCAGGGCGCGGCTCTGCTGGGGGCTGTCAGCCATGGCTAGTTCTCCTCAGGCGTGGTGTGGCGGTAGGCCCAGCGCGGGATGTCCAGCGGCTCGGGATCGTCGGGGTAGCCGGGCCATGCGTGAACGAGCGGCATGTCGAGGGCCTCGCGTTCCATGCACTGTGCGTACGTGGCGAGCGCGCGGCGGTAGACGGCGCGGCCTTCCTCGACGGCGGCAGGCTTGAGTTCGTAGCAGGACACGATGAACGGCGCGGTCTTCTCGATGACCACGAAGATGAAGGCGTCGGGCAGGTGGGGCCGGGTCGTCTGGGCGCGCGTCGCCTCGGACCAGATGTGAGAATAGAACGCCTCCTGCACATGATAACCGAAATTGGCGGTCGCCCTAGCGAACTCCTCGCGACCGCCGGCCTGCGCCGTCTTCAGGTCCAGAATGATGTTGTGCCCCTCGTGATAGCCGTCCGGCCGACACCGGCACAGCACGCCGGTCTCAGGGTCTACGGCGTACCCGCTGGCCTCGATCATGGCGCCCTTGCGCAGGTCGCGCAGGGTACCCGAGCGGTCGGCGCTGTCGCGAATGCGCAGAACCTTGGCGTACTCGCTCTCGGGCAGAAGCAGGGCGCCGAAGTGATCGGCCTGCAACTGCGCGTCCTTCCACTTGTTGCCGCGCCGATCCTCGGGGCCGCACATGACGGCGGAGGCAAGGCGCTCGGGCTCCAGTACGGCGATGTGCGCGGCAGTGCCGAGATCGAACGCGGCGGTGTCCTTGCGCTCGCCGAACTTGTAGTGGGCAGGGGTGGACTTGGCGATAGTCCAGAGGCCGCTTTTGGAAACGCCGGGGCCGGCGTGGTAGTCTTCGGAGGACAGGTTGAGGTGGATGCCTGGGGCGGTCATGGGTTCGCTCGCGGTGTGAGGATGGGAGGGGCAGACTAGAACGGGATGGCCTCGTTATCGTCCACCAGATCGGCGTCCTCGAACGCGGGCGTCGGCGCGGCCAGGGCTGGAACGGGCGGCAGACCGGCAGTGGATGCGGGCTCGAACTTGGCCCACGCCTTGGCGAGGGCGGCGTCGAAAGTTTCGCCGAACTGCGAAGAGATTTCCAGCTTAACGCCATCGCGCTCAGCCTGAAGCTGGCACAGCCATTCCTTGCCAGCCTTCTCCCATGAGTTGCGCCTGTGACGCCCGATCACGACGCCGATATCCTGCGCGTCGCACGCTTCCAAAATCTCTCTCGTGGTTTTCATCGCTTCAGTTCCTTGTTGTCCCATCGCTACCTAAAACCATGTTTGACGCAGCGTCAAGCGGGGATTATGATCGGCGTCGAAATGGAGGGGCTGATATGCCAGTGGAAAGTACGCCGGTCGAACGGCTTTTGGCGCTGTTCAATACGCGCACACGGAAGGGCTGCATTCGGCCAATTCAAGAGCGCAACAACGGCATGTCACAATTCGCCCAAAAAAGCGGCATCGACATCTCGGTTGTTTCACGCTGGCGCCACGGCAAGGCATCTGTGCCTGCCGGCCGCATACCGACGAGCTACAACCAGCGCATCATCGAGACGTTCGACCGCGAGGGGATCTCGCGCACGAACCTCATCGGCATCCTCGACCCGCATCATTGCGAGGCGTGCGGGGCTGTGGTGTCGGGAGTGGAGAAGTGAGCGGCGTTACGCTCAGGCCGTATCAGGTGGAGGGCGTGGATAAGATCCGCGCCGCCCTGCGCGGGAACGACGCCGTGTTGTTCCAGGCGCCGACCGGCGCGGGCAAGACGCAGGTCGTCGCGTACATGATGCGCGCTGCCGTCGCGAAGGGCGGGCGCCCCTGGTTTATCGTGCATCGCGACTTCCTCGTGGACCAAACGAGCAAGACCCTCTCGCGCGTCGGGGTCGATCATGCGTTCATCGCCGCCGGCCGCCCGTGGAACCCGTGGAAGCCGGCGCAGATCTGCGCCATCGACACGCTACGGTCCCGCCTCGAACGGGTGCCGCCGGAGCGCCTGCCGACCGTCGTATTCGTGGATGAGGCGCACCACGCCTGCGCCGCGACGTGGCTCCGGGTCCTGCGGTGGCTGATGGAGCGTGGATGCAAGGTCGTCGGCGTGTCAGCGACGCCCGAGCGCCTGGACGGCAAAGGCTTGGATGAGTTCTTCCAGGCCATGATCCCCGGCCCCTCCGTGGAGTGGCTGATCGAACAGGGATATCTCTCTCGGTACACAGCCTTCGCGCCGACCATGCCCGATCTGTCCGGCGTCGGATCGCGGGGCGGAGACTTCAAGACCGACGAACTGAACAAGGTAATGGATAAGGACGTGCTCGTCGGGAACATGGTCGGGCATTACAAGACCCTCGCGGCGGGGAAGCGGGCCGTCTATTTCTGCGTGTCCATCGCGCACAGCCAGCACGTCGCCAAAGCGTTCCGCGATGCCGGGGTGTCAGCGGTCCACCTCGACGGATCGTCGCCGTGGGACGAACGCAGGGCCGCAGCGCGCGGCATGGCAATCGGGGAGATCGACGTTATCACGAACGTGGCCCTGTTCGGAGAGGGGTACGATCTTGCGGCGCAGGCCGGCATGGATGTGACGATTGAGGCCGTTGGTCTCGCCCGGCCGACGCAATCCCTCGCCATGTACATGCAGCAGGTCGGCCGCGCACTGCGGCCCAAGCTCGATCCGGCGATCATCCTCGACCACGCCGGGAACGTGATGCGCCACGGCCTGCCCGACGACGAGCGGGTGTGGAGTCTGGAGGGCAAGAAGAAGAGCGCGAAGAAGGCTTCACAGCTTGCCGGCCCGGCTCCGCGCGTGTGCCTCGCGTGTTTCGCTCAGGTCCGCGCGAACTCGCCTGTGTGCACCAACTGCGGCGCGCCGTTTGGGGGAGGCGACCGCATTCTTGAGGAGAACGACGACGAACTCGTGCCGGTGAATGCCGAGGAGATGAAGCGTCAGCGGAAAATGCAGGAGCACGCGGCGGAGACGCTAGAGGATTTGATCGAGGTTGGCAGGGCGCGCGGGTACGACAAGCCCGAGCGATGGGCCAGTCACCTCTGGACGGCCCGTCAGCGCGGGCGTCGCGGTCTCGACGTGGATGCCCAAGCGGCGGCGCAACGCCGATGGTGAGCCATCTCCACCGCGAAATGGCGATCTATATGATCCGCGACGGGTGCACGGACGGCGTAATCGCGCGCGTGCTCGGGCTGACGATGGAGGAAGTCAGGCACTGCGGGTGGCTGATCCACGAGCGAGCGCGCTGGCATTCACGGCAGCGCAAGAAGAAAGAGGCCCGGTTCGCTGCCGCCATGGCCTCGCACGAACGACGGCTGGCGTGGATGGCGGAAAAGAGGGCACGAGATGTCGAACGAACGCGCGATCATGAACCCGTTGCTGCTGGCGGCGACGAAGGCGGGGCACAGATGGTTCCGTCAGAACGTCGCGAAGGCGTGGGTCGGTAAGGTGCTGCGCCACACGGGCCAAACGCTCACGCTGGAGAATGCGCGCGTGCTGCACGCCGGGCTGTGTGTCGGGTCCGGGGACGTGATCGGCTGGACGCGGCGCGAGATCACCCCGGACATGGTGGGCCAGACGGTGGCGGTGTTCACGAGCGTCGAGATCAAGACGGGTAAGACAGCGGTCCGGCCGGAGCAGGAAGCGTTCCGGCGGGCCGTCGTGGAGGCCGGCGGCATCGCGGGGATCGTGCGTTCCGTCGAGGAAGGCGAGAAGCTTTTCAAATGAGAGAGGCCGGATGCGAGAACCCCGTTAAGGGTGCGTATCCGGCCTCAATGTCGCCTTGTCTCTCAGCCGACGCCGTCACGCAAATCATTTTTATCTAAGTCAGAGCGATTGCGTGTGCTCTTCCTAAAATCGACAATACCATCCGCACACATCACGTCAACTAAAAACCCCGCCGAACCGGGCGTCCGGCTGGCGGGGTTCTCGCGGAGGGGGGACAACGCGGTGGCTCTGAAACCACGCGCGTATTTATCCCTGTCCGGCGTCCTTAGTCAACCGCTCGGCTGCAATCGCCGCGCGGATCGTGGCTTCGTGCTCGTGCATGAACGCGAGCGTCGCGCGCACGGCGTCGAGGACGCGCAGATGGTAGTCCGTCAGCCGGTCGTCACAGTACGGTTCGGACAGCATCTTGCGGGCGCCCCATGACAGGGCGTCGAGCGTACTGATCTGGTTGACTAGGCTGTGGCGCTCGGTCATTGCGGCGGCGCCGGAAGATCGAACCAGTGCGTTACGTTGATGTAAATATCTCCGTCCCAGTCGCGCCAAAATCCCTCTCGGAACCTAAGCATAACTGGTCCTTCGTATTCGTTTGTAAGGCACGGTATTTCTCTACCGTCCTTCGGCGCGCTATCAATCGTACGCCAATCGGTCATCCCTGAACCCTCCGATAAACCCGCTTCTGCACGCCGCCGATCCTGGCGCGGTGCATCTCGTACCCGCGCTGCTTCAGGTGGGCGACGATCCTGATTTCGTGCTCATGCCGGCGTTGATGTGTCGGGATCTGCAACAGGCCCATGATCTGCGCCGTCGTGAACCCGTCGCCGACGTACGTGTCCAGGAACGCATCAATCTCGCTTGCCCACGGGTCCTCCTGGTACCGGAGGCGCTGCACCTGGGCGGCGTGCTCGTTCTCGTCGCCCTGCAACCACCACGGCTCGCCGGCACGGTAGAGGTGGACGGCCTCGGCCCATAGCTGGTCACTGTCTCGGCGCAGGGCGGCGATGTCGATGTCTCCCTGGACCATGACCGGCCAGAACCGGCGGGCGCCTGTCGCGTCCTTCAGGTATCCCCGGCCGGACGGGTTCACGGTCCCGGCGAGGATACAGCGGCGCGGCATGTCGGTGACGATTTTGCCGTACGGCAGGCGGATCGCATCGACTTTGCGGGCGACCCACTTTTTGATCGTCTCGGCGTCGGCCTTGTTCAGCGCGTCGAGTTCCGCAATCTCCACGATCACGTTCCCCTGAAGCTGCATCACCGCGTCTTTCGACCCGATATCGCCCACGTCGTCTGTGAAGAACCGTTGCCCGTTCATAGTCCCGAGGATTTCAAGGGCGGTGGATTTCATTTTGCCCTGCGCGCCCTCGATGATGAGCATGTTGTCCACCTTCTCGCCGGTCCGGTTGTCCGAGAGGTTCCGCGCAACACCCGCGATCAACCATCGCATTCCAAACACGCGCTCGATCCCGTGGCTTGTCTCGACCACGCCGAGGTAATGAGTGAGCCAGCCGGGCTGTTCGTCACCGCCGAGTAGGCGCGGAACACCATCCCATTCCAGGCTCTCGAAATAGTCGCGGACCGGATCGAACCCATGCGCCTCGGCCGCGCTCATGAGGGCAATGCCGGTGCTGCTGTGCGTCGGCGTGAGGCCGTTCTTTTCGAGCCAGCCCATGGCCCGCGTCACGTCGTTGTCCAGCATCTTCCGGGGCGTCCAGCGTCCGCGCTCGCGCTCCCACGGTGGAGCCTTGGTGAACGTGACCTCGTTCGAGAAGCGGTTAAGGGTCAGCACGCCGCGCATCATCTCGTGGTGCTCGAAGAACGCGACAAAATTCGCCATGAGCTTCGGCTTGGGAATGCTGTCCTCGTTTAGGATGAGATGCGCATAGATCCCGCCCGTATCGTCGCGCGGCGGGCGGCGCTTCTTCACCGGGAGCGGGACCACGTTTGTGTCGGTCGTGCGGATCTGCGGGACCGGTTCGGGCGCACTGAGCGGGGCGCTGACGGGCTCGATCGACGGCGGGGCATCCGTGGCGGGCTCGGCCTCGAACGGCCACAGGCGGGCACGGGGGCGTGCCCATTCGAGGCACTGCCGGCCGGTCCAGCCCTCGGCCTCAGCGTCGGCGATGTCCCAGCCTTTCGCGAGCGTCGGATCGGGCTCGATCACTTTTATCGACCGGGCGCCGGCCGCGTCGGCAAGCTCGGCGAGCCGGTGCGCGGTCTTCACACCGGGCTCGTCGTTATCCGGCCAGATCACCACGTCGCGCCCGTCGAGGCAGGCCCACGCGGTTTTGTCCACGTTCTGCGTGCCGCCAACCCACGACAGGTTCACGAGCGACGGCAACAGGCGCTCGCCCGCGTCGGCGCACTTCTCGCCTTCCGTGATGAGTACCTGCCCCGTGGCGTTCCGCGCGAGGCGGTCCAGGCCGTACGGGCGCCGACCCGACTGCTGCATCGGGCGGTGACACCATCCGGTCTGACCGGTCTCTTCGTTCACGCACCACATGATGCAGGGCGTGAGCTTCTTCCCCTCAATCTCGACCCGCAGGACGTGGGCGTACGCCTTTCCGTCCACGGTCCGATACGTGTGGACCATCGTCGGGGTGTACGTGGTCGTGGGCTTTTCGGGGCGCTTCGGGTTGAACAGGGGCGGCGTTCGTTTGCCGGCAGAGATCGCAGGGGCGTCATCCGGAGGCAGGCGAGCGACCCACGCAGCGTACAGGTCAACCGTCGAGATCCGAGGCGACGCCGCTTGTCGATCCGAGCCCGTGCGCTCGCCGCCAAGGATCGCGCAGGCGCCCGTGAAATCCTCGCCGTCCCATTGCTGGACGAAATCGATCACGTCGCCTTCCACGCCGCACCCTTGGCACTTGAATTCCTGCGTGCCCTTCTTTCCGGGGTAGATCTGGAACGAGGCGGTGCGTTCGCTGTGAAAGGGACAGCACCCGATCCACTCGTTCCCATCGCGCTTGAGTTCGATGCCGCGCTTCGGGAGGTATTCCGACAGCGGGTTGTCTCGCCTGATGGCGTCGGTGTCATACTTCACAGGAAATCCGCCCGCTGTCCCCGGCCGCTCGGATTACGCGATCCCTGGCGGATCACCAAATGAGCGAGGCAAGGACGTAGCCGACGAAACAGGCTTGCGCGATGATGACGGCGCAGGTCCCGAGCACGATGAACAGACGGTCTCGGTCTGCGGCGCGGGTGATTTCGTCGTCGGTGGGCTCCACGGGATCGTACCTTTCGGACAGGTCCACGAACTGTTGATCGTGGATCATACGCGAGGCGATGTCGTCGGGGTAGCCGGTCCAGGCCGGGTCAGCGAATCGGCGCGTGTCGTTCGCCGGCAGGGTGATGCGGTTCGGGCTCGTCGTCGCGAACACTTCCAATGGCCTACCGGCCAATTCGGAAAGGTCGGCTTCATCGAACAGCGGTGCGTATGTGGTGGTCATCGTTTTCCCCTCTAAAGTTAAAGCTCACCGCGCGCCCACAGGTGCAGGGTGTAGAGTATGGCCGCTCCAAGCGCCCAGAATAGCAGGATTGCGAGGATGCCCTTCATGGCCCGACGTACCGGGTGCACATGAGACGGGAACGGCTGAAATCATAGTACGCGCGGGCGCCGGTCCCAGGGTCTCGGGCCTCGACGCATGACGTGCCAATGATCTTTACTTCGATTGGCATCGTGCTCGGTCCGATACGACCGATTAGGGCTTTCGCGGCGCGCTTCAGGGCCTCGTTCTTATCCATGGTCGTCCCCCTTGATGGTTCCCGCCGCACGACTGCGCGGCGGGTTCACAATCGCGCTAACTTGACGTCGCGTCAAGTAGCTGTTGGGGCGCGTCGTATACAGCCCGCGCCCTTAGCCATCGGTCCGGCCTCCGGGGGTGGTCGGCGGGGCGGGCAGGGGCTGCCAGTGGGTCGCGACCTGAATGCCCTCAAGCTCGACCTCGCGGACATCGCCGCTGTCGTCTAGAACGACCCAACGCCCCTCGTCCCACCAAGCGCCGGGTTGGCGCCATTGTAGATCGGCGAGGTGATCGACCATCCACAGATCGACCTCCGTCTCATCCTTCGGCGCCGTCTCGATGGGCTGCCAGCCCTCAGCCCGTGCGGAGGCGACAGCCTCGGATAGGGTGGTGGGATCGATGAGGCGGCCGGCGCGGAAGGCGTTGACCAAGGCGACGATGAAGGTGGCGTTGGCCTCCGACACCGCATCCCATGCGCGGAACCACTCGTCGTCACTCTCCTCGTGGATCATGCCGACCGTGCTGTTGTGGCTCTCGAACAGGACGCCGGGCTTGCCGTAGCGGGTCTCCGCTTCGGTCATGATGACGGCGGTGTCGTAACCCTCGCTGGTGTCCTCGCTCGAGCCATAGGACCCGTCCGACTTCTCGGCCTCGGCGAACCACGGCCCTGCGGTCGCCGCCTCGGAAAGCTCCCGCAAGCTCGGCGCGCTCGTTGTCTCAGCCATGGGGTTGCTCCTTCGGAGAGAGGGTTTCGAGGAGGCGTGCAACCGCGCGCTCGCGGGCGACTCGGTAGCCGCCGTTGCCGTCCGGCCTATCGACGCCGTACTCGGCGTTCCAGCCCTCCGCAGAGATGTCGAAGCCTGCGTCGAATGCCTTAGCCAGGGCCGCCTCCATCCCCTCCTTGAGGCGGGTGTTCTCGGCTTCGGCGGCGAGGGCGCGGCGCTCGGCGCCCTGAGCGGCCTCCCGGCACTCGTCGCAGATTACGGTGATAATCCGCGCGGCGCTTTCATCGACGCTGGCCGCCTTCCATCTCTCGTGGATGGCAAGCAGTGTCATCGCCTGTCCGAGGGCTTCGCCTGCAAGTGCAGCGCATCCATCCCGCTCGGCGATGAGCAAGGCGAGGGGGCCGGCGATGAGGGCGTCGGCCTTGGAAAGCGACTTGTCGCGGTAGATGACCGCCGCTACGTACATCCGCCCGTCGGGACGATCTTTCCAATCGTCCCACACCCGCCATGCATCAGGATCAATACACCTCGCCAGCGCCTCGCGCAGGCCGTTCCGGTCTTCGGGGGCGTTCATGCGGAGGCCCTAAAAATCGAGAGAACAGCGCCGTTGACGAGAATGTGCAGGGTGTTGTCGGCGACGATAAGCAGCCAGACGGACAGCCAGGCCGGCACATCGTCGCCGTAGCCGGTGGCCGTCACCGGCCCGCGCGCACCGTTCTTCGCCCAGACCACGAACCGGGCGAGCCGCCAGCGGTCCACGATGAAGTGCGTGACGCAGATCAGTGCGAGCGCCACCGGGCTCCACGTGATGAAGGCGAACGGCAGCGTGTAGGTGACGGCGTGCACTGCCGCTGCGACGCTGTTGCGGGTCTTCTCCGTCGCCATCCAGTGCGACTGAAGGAGGTAGTCGCCCACGAGATGGGCCACGATCTGGTCTGCGGTGAAGATCATCACGCCCGGCCTCCGTCAGCGGCCGGTGCGGCGGCGATCATGACGCGATAGATATCCGCAACTGAGATGGCGGCCTGCTTTTGATGGGCGACCAGGATCTCCTCTTCGCCAATCTCGACCATGATTTCGTTCGGCTCGCGCGGCACCAGCACGAACCCGTCTCCTGGCCGTGCCGCTGGAGCGATGGAGAGGGCGGCGAACTCCGGGCGCTGAAGCACGCGGTCTACGATTTCTTGGACGGCGCCGTACCTGTCGCAATGCTCGTCCACGTCGTCGCCGGGGGCGTGGGTCCAGGCAAGGCCCATCACCTCGGCCGCGACGGCGCTTGCTAGATCGGGGACGTACTCGTCTGAGCCGAACAGGGCTTCCACCCCTGCCGGTGTCTCGGCCTTGGGCGGTTGGCAGGTGAGGGACTTTAGACCCTCATGAATTGCTCGAAGTTGGTCGTCGCTCGGCCTATCCTGAAGCGAGATTAGGACGGCTCTGTCGTTGTCGAACATGCGAGACACGCCAACTACCTTCACGGCCTCCCGCACCCCCGTCTCGTCTTCACCCGCCGGGGCGGGTTGGGCGAGGCGTGTCTTCACGACCAGGGTCCCGCCGAACAAGGCATGCAGCATTCGAGCGTCTTCGGGAATATTGTCGATTGCCTCCTGGGGCGTGGCCCCCACCCCGGCATCCGGCGTCTTGGGGTCTGCCGGGGTGAGGGCGGCGAGACGATTGCGGGACTGATTCACCCGGATCAGGATGCGCCCGGCCTCCTCGCGCAGGCGGGCTTGCACGTCGGGAGGCGTGATCGTGACCCGCCGGCCGTTGCCCCGATAGCCATCATCATCGGGGTGCGTCGGCCACGTTGCGCACTTGTCGTATCCGCGCTCCTCGTGGAGGTGTTCGGCGAGTTCCTCGATCTCGCGCTCGCGGTCCACCCCCGCCGCGACCGGCCCTTGTACGGCGGGTTGCGGGCTGGCGAGGGCGGGTAGAAGCGCGAGAACGGCAGTTGCAGCCTCTTCGACGCCGCGCACCTCAAATGGGTCGGGGGTCTGCGTATATACGGCACCTCGGATTGCATCCTCAACCGCCTCCCGCAGGCCCGCCCCCTCTCCCTCAGGTGGGGTGAAGAGGAGCGCGGCGGCGGTGTTGAGGGCGGCCGTCGAAACGTGGTTCCAGCTATGGAGAACGCGCGCCTGCCGCAGCGCATCCGCGAGCTTCTGGCCGTCTTCGGTCAACTTCGTCGTCATTTCGTCCCCTCCGTAACTTGATCGCACGTCAACCTATCACACGCCACCAGTTCGTCAAACCGGGCGGCGCTCTCGGCATCCATGTACCAGCCGTGGATCGACCAGTTCCGTATCGTAACGCCGGCTTTCTTCAGCGTTGTCCGCGCGCGGTGGACGGCCGAATACACGCTCTGCTCCGCCCGTGGCCCCTCGGGGCGCTGACGATCATACATGCTGTCCCAGATCTCGCGGCGATCCGCCTGTCGCGGATGTGCTTCACGGATCGCCAGAGCGGCTCTCCAGGCCAAGTTCGACATTCCGAGCGGGTTCGGGGCCGGCACGACGGGCACGTCTGCGTACACGCCTCCGAACTGACGCCCCCGGCACGCCAGAACCTTGAGCGAGTTTTTCGATCTGCCGAGGGTGTCCGCGATCTCTTTCCACGGCACGCGCTGGGACCGCATCCAGCGAATGCGTTCGGCGTGTTCGAGCGGGTGGATCTGGCGGGTCATCGCGGCATTCTCCAGGCTAACACCACCACCCGGCGCAGTCGGTTCGCGCCGCGCCCCTTCCCCGGCACCATCTCGTCGCTCACGACCTCGACCTCACCGGCCTCGATCATCGCCTCGGCGGCAATCATCCGCGCGGCTTCATCCTCGCTCACGCTCACGGTCGCGCCAGGCTTCAGCGCGTTTTTCAGCACCGCCCGCTCACGCTCTACGGTATCCGCGTGCGGCTTCGACTTCGGGCGCGGGCGTATGACCGGCTCGACGTACACCTTCGCGTGCCGCGTCGTGTACATCGTGCGGTCGCCCTCATCCTCGATCACGAAAAACCACGCGCTGAACGGCCACTTCTCCAGCGTGTCTCGATACCGCTCCAGCACGGTTCCCAGCCGCCATTCGGCCCCGCGCCTGTACCGCACGCGGCTCCCGATCCTGACGGGCTCCGGCTTCCAGTTATCGAGCGTTTTCATATCCGGTCCTCCCCAATCCGCGCTATCGCCAGCGTCCGCCGCATCCGACGTGTGTTCTCGCCGGCCACCATCCTCCCCGCCTGGACGCGGGACACTTCGTCGCTCAGCTTCCGCACCAACCCGTCTTCGACCAGGGCGAGCGCCGCCGCCAGCCGCACCGGCTGATCGTCCGTCACCTTCACAGGCAGGCCGGTCATCACCAGCGCCATCAACGCCTGTTTCTGCCGGCGGACCTGTCCGTCCTTCAGCGCCGGGCTCTGCGGAGCCTTTGCGCGCACCGGCCGGCTATCCTCTCTCGGCGGCGGCTTCAGCTTCAGCCGGTCCATCAGCGCCAACGCCAATTCCCGGCTTTCGGGCAGGGTCCGGCTTTTCGGGGCCAGCACCTGTTTCAATCGGGCATACGCCATCCGTAACTGCCGTCCGGTCAACTCGTCACCGCGCTCAACCAACAACCGCACGCGTTCCAGCGACATCGTTTTCTGACGCGTCTCGCCCGGCGCCCGCACCTCGACCGGCGTGCGGATCGCATACCGACCCTTCCGCGTCACTGGCTTGTGCGCAGTCACCATCGCTCGCGAGTGCGCCATCCTCATATGCGCCGCCTCTCGCCGCGCGTCGTACACGTCCGCCGGCAGGATACCCTGGTCCTCGTCTAGCCTCAGCTTCACCATGTCCCGCGCGGCCATGTACGCAGCGGACATCCGCACGAACCCACGCTTGGCGTGCTCGACGTACGGACATCTCAGTTCGGCGACCTCGTACACGTACGCTCGCCGCATCCCGAAAAACGCGGCGACGGACCCGGTGACGGGGGCGCGACCGTTCATGATTTGGCTCAGATGCGCCACGGACAGCCCCACGTCGGCCGCGAACTCGGCCGTGGTCGAATAGGTCAGGGATACCCTATGCAACTCATCCGTGATTGATGACGCGTCAAACAACCCGGCAGGAAGGGTGGGGGTAAATCCACCCCCAGGATCGCCGATGGGGTCGGGCTGCAACTCACAATCCGATGGAGGATCATTCAGCGATTTCATATACATAACCTCCGCTGGGCTTCCATAAACACACGTACCTCGATGTTTTTAAAAGACCTCTATGCGTAACATAGATTTGCCGGGCGCCATCGGTATATATCAGCTTGTATCATAATGGCAAGCTACCAAAACAATGTTACTAAGAACATCTCGAATCTCTACTACTCAGTGAACTCAGTATGTAAGATATTGATATGATTGAGGTTTTTGATGAATTAGGGGTGGTTAGTATTGAAATCATTGAGGTTTTCGGTTTTGATGTAGATGTGGGAAAATTTCTCACTTATTACATACCGACCGGACGGTCTGGGAAATCAGTCCTGTTGATCCTTCGTCAAGTTTGTGGTGTGGTGGGTGGGTTGATGGAGGGGGATGGGATGATGAACAGGATTGGATTGGCCGTCGTTGGCGGCGCTTTTGGAGGGCTCGTCGTGGTCCTCGGCGAACTCCTGATCGAGGCGAGCAAGTGATGGCCGTGTGGTCGCGTCCGGTGGTGTGGGAGCGGCGGAACAGGGGCCGTGTCGTCCTGCACGATCTTGTGCCTCCGCAGGCCCATAGCGTGGACGAGTTCTGCGAACTCTCGCGCCGCCGCTCCCGCCCCTTCCCAAGCCAGCCAGGGCCGCTCAACACCCCTGCCGGCCTCAAGCCGATGATCGACCTGATGCAGCGGGCCAGGGACCGCGAGACGTATGGAGGGGCCTGTGACTGAGACAGAAATGCTTAAGTCTGCTTCTGATGCCATTGCAGAAACAATTATGTCGTTTGAGGATACTTATAGCACGCAAGAATATAAATATCAGGGCAAAAGATTTATTGACGTAGATGGGGCCATTGATATCGAGGCAATAGCCTCTGCTGTGATTGCGGCTATAGCTGGAGCGACCGATGACTGAGATGCGCGAGTGGTGGGCGAACTACTACCCCGAGGCGGATGGGGTGTTCAAAATTGGCGGCAAGTTCAAGTCGCGGCGTGGCGCTGAGCAGTTTCAGGGCTATCGCGCCGCATTCCGCATCCACGTCCGCCTCAAGCCTGAGGGCGCGCCGAAGCGGTACATGGGTCCTCGGAACCGCAGGGCGTGGGAGGATATGCCCGAGGTGTGTCGTAAAATAGTGAAGTGCTACGGCAGAGATCCGAGGGACATCGCATGACCCGCCTCGGAGAAACCGCCGTCGTGTCCGGCCTCGTCGGCTCGAACGACGTAATCGACCGCCTGCGCGCCACGAGCGCTTGTGTCATGAAGCTCAACACCAAGCGCGGCGTGATCTGGCACTACAGCGACAATCTCAGGCGCATCCGTGCGTCTGTGGCCGAGCGTCTCGTCGGCAAGGGCATCCTCGTCGCGCGTGAGGCGTCAGGGCAGTCGTTTGAATTGGGGGAGAAGTGGAGATGAGACCAGATTTCGTTGGGGGCATCGCTCTTGCGTTTGCGATCTTCGTCGCGGCACTGTTCGTCGTCACACTTCCGACATGCGGCCCAAACCAAGTCATGGTTCGCGGCGTGTTCATGCCGGTGTGTGTCGTCTCTCGGTGAGCTTGCCCCATCCTGGCGAGGGTGATACGCCTGCGCCTTCCTCCCTGGATCACCTCGCCCCGCCCTCACCGGCGGGGCTTTTCTTTGCGCGCGACGGTGTGTAGATTGGGAAGGTCACGACCTGACACAGGAACGCTGTGGTGGCGCTGCAAAAGGTCAGGTCTTTTCATCGAGCCCCGGAAATGCGTTTGGACGCGCCGGGGCTCTTTCATTTCCGAGGGGGAAACCATGGCGTTCGAGAGATCCACACCGCTGGCGAAGTCGTCGCGTGAGCCGGTAAAGAAGCCGTTCATTCCGCGCGGCCATTTGAACATCAAGCCGGAAGACGTGATCGCGCGACACGCCGATGGAACGGTTACGGTATCTTCGGCGAACGCTGAGTTCCGCCGCACGTATCACCGGGCCTCACTCGTCGGTGAGGATGCTGAGACGGGATGGGTTACGATCCTGGCCACACCCTCGACCGTCGTCACTTGGGACTGCATCGCATGATCGATTTCATGACCGCTCTATCGTCCAACCCATGGACCACGTTCTGGCTTGGCATCATCATCATGAGCGTGGCATCGTCCGTCAGCACATGCGTTATCGGCATCGTCGCCGCCATCACATCGCGAGCACCGCGTCCATGACCAGCCCGCTCGCCAACATCGAGGCCGAAGAACTCCTCGACGTCCAGCTGACCGACTTGTCCGAGACGGAGCGCCTGTTCGTCATGGCCTACATGCGGACCCGGTCGGCGACGCGGGCCCTGCGTGAAACCGGCGTCGAGCGCGCCGCAGCCACGGCGCCCCAGATGCTGAAGCGCGAGCGTGTGCGGACCGTGATCGCGGCCCTTACGGCGCGTCGGATGGAGCGCCTGCAGGTCACGCCGGCCAAGATCGAGGAGGAGCTTGCCAAGGTCGCGTTCGCCACTCTCGGGGCCGTGATGCGCATCCAGGAGGACGGCACGGCGTATCTCGACCTGAGCGACGCGGACGACGTGACCCTTGCCGGCCTGAAGTCGTTCAAGTGCGAGATCGAGCACAAGCCCGGCGACGACCCGGACAATCCGAAGGCGGTCCTGAAGATGGAGGCGCACCTGTGGCCCAAGGTCGAGGCCCTTGGAAAGCTCGCGCAAATCCATAAGATGATCTCGGGCGACACGCAGGTTGCGGTCACGGTGGACGTGGCCGACGTGCTACGGGCGCGTAGACGAGCGGCAGCGGGGTTGCCGCCAGTGGAGGGGAACTGATGACGTTACAGGATTTCAAAAACCAGATAGCCGAGATTGTCGCGGAAGCTCTTGCCGATGGCCTGACGCCGGCCGGTCTTCTTCAGGCGGCCCTTGAGGAAGAAGCCCGCACGCTCGACGGTGATGACCTATGATCGTCTCCGAAGGCGGCACGATCCTCGCCATCGACACGACTGGCGGCATGGTCCTGTTCGAGGGTCCTGACGGCAAGGTCCAGACCGTCCACATCAAGCAGTGGTTCGGGGTGAACGGCAAGCAGGTCTCGGGTCCCGAACTCGCGCTCACGTTCGCGTTCGAGGTGGACGGCTTCGACCGGCACGGCATCCCCGTGACGCAGCGATACGACGGGCGCCTCGAGGGCCTGGGCGCGCCGATCCCCCGGAACGCGGACGGCTCGTTCGGCACGCGCCGGGCGATGGAACTGAACGAGCGCGTGATGCGCGATTATGCAAGGTAAGGGCACTGAGATGAAGACCCACGCCTCGACGTACGAGTATCTGAAGCCGACCGACGAGCAGATGGAGACTATGGCTCGCGTCCGCGCGGCGGCAAAGGCATTCAACGATGTCCTCGACGCCGAACTTCCGGACGGACCCGATAAGACGTTCGTGATCCGGTCGCACCGCTCGAACGCGATGTGGGCTAACGTCGCGATCACGCGTCAGGCAGACGGCACGCCGCGCGAGTGAGCGAGCTATCCGACCACGATCTCGCAATCGACATGGCGGACCTGTGGGATAATCCCCTCGGGTTCGTTCTCTACAACTATGGGTGGGGCGAAGGTGACTTACTGCATCACCCAGGTCCCGACGTTTGGCAGGTCGATTTCCTCGCCGAGTGGGGTGAGGATATCCGCAAACGTGGGTTCGACGGCTCCCGTTCAGTGCTGCCCATGCGGTATTCGACACGCGCTGGTCACGGCGTTGGTAAGAGCGGCCTCGTGGCCTGGATCGTTGACTTCATCCAATCCACCCGGCCCCATTCCAAGGGCATCGTAACCGCGAACTCGTCGCCGCAGCTTGAGACCAAAACGTGGTCCGAGATCGGCAAGTGGCACAAGCGCGGCCTGACCCAACGCTGGTTCAACTTCTCGGCATCCAAGGGCAACCTGCGCCGCGTCCACAGGCAGCATCCCGGCACATGGCGGTGTGACGCGATCCCGTGGCGGAAGGAGACCCCCGAGGCTTTTGCCGGCCAGCACGCGGTGGACAGCACGTCCTACTACATCAACGACGAGGCGAGCGCGATCGAGCGCAACATTTTCGAGACGCAAGACGGCGGTCTGACGGACGGCGAACCGATGCAGTTCCTGTTCGGGAATGCCACGCGAAACAGCGGGTATTTCTACGACACGCACATGAACAGCAAAATCCGGCGCCTGTACCGCTGCTTCAAGGTGGACAGTCGCGAGGCTCGCATCCCGAATAAAGGCAAGCTCGCGGAGGACGTGGAGACCTATGGCGAAGACAGCGACTATATTCGCGTCAAGATACGTGGTGAGTTTCCCCGGCAGGCCACGGACCAGTTCATTGCGACGGAAGATGTTGAGTCTGCGCGCAAGCGCGAGCCACTATCGAACATCACAGACCCTCTTATTTACGGCGTTGACATCGGTCATACGGGAGGGGATGAGACCGTTATTTATCGGCGACGTGGTAACGATGCGCGTACACTACCGCCTGTCATCATGCGTCCGGAAGGTGGTCGCAAAGATTGGCTGATGTTCGTCGCCGGCAAGATTGCAGAACTCGCACTTGTGGACATGCCCGATGCGATATTCATTGACGGTGGCGGAGTGGGGGCCGGAGTACCGGAGCGCCTTGAACAACTCAACGTTCCGGGTGTTGTGCCGATCTATTTCGGAGGGCGCTCGCCGTCGACTAAATACGTCAACCGTGGCTCATATATGTATGGGTGTACGAGGGAATGGATTGAAGGCAACGGAGCATTACCTGACGATGACATTCTGCAGGTGCAACTCACAACACGCGAATACTTCTACCACGACGTGAAGAACGCGATCATGCTCGAAAGCAAGGACGACATGCGCAAGCGCGAGGGCACGACGGGCGGCGGCCACGCCTCGCCGGATCGCGCCGACGCCCTGGCGCTCACGTTTGCCATGCCGGTCGGGCCGCGCGAGGTAAAGAAGACCCGTGCGGAGTTCCACCGCGAGCCTATGCAGGACACGGAAGACGCGGTATATCGGCCGAGCGTCTAGGGGGACAGCGCGACACGCCGCAGTTGGGGGCGAGATGTCGCGTTTCACGGATCAGACCACGCAGCCGGCGATCAAGCGCCAGACGAACGATGGTCTTGGCCGTTCTCCGCAGCAGCAGGCTTTCCGACTTCTCCTGATCGAACTTCTGCGCGAGCTTGGCGGCGGCGGTTCTGGTGGACCAATCACCGCATCGCAGATCATCGACAGCACGGTATCCGGGCGAGCGATCCTCACCAGCCTGCCGGCAGACGCGCGAACGGCACTCGAACTCGGGACGGCGGCTCGCCTGAACGTCGGCGTCTCGGGCGGCGTCGCGGCCTATGATGACCCGCGTATCGGTTCTGGCGGCGGCGGCGCGCCGTCTACGGTAACAGCTTCGCAGATCAGCGATAGCAGCACTTCCGGCCGCTCTGTCCTGACCGGCACAGCCGCGCAGGCACGTGCCGCCCTTGGCATCGCATTCGGCGTCACGGCCGGCACGTACGCAGCGGGTGACGATGCGCGGTTCGCGGCTATCGGCTCGAACGGCTCGGTGGACCCGAAAGCCTACGGCGCCAAGGGCGACGGCGTGACCGACGACAGCGCTGCGTGGCAGGCCGCAGCCAATACCGGAAAGACGATCACGCCGTCTGACGGCGACTACATCATCAACACCACGGTGACGCTGCCGGGGTTCTCTACGATTTTCCGGCCTGGGCACGGCCTGAACCGCAAAGTCATCATCCGCACCACGGCGAACGTCGACACCTTTGTCGCGACCGGCACCGATGGCAGTATTTCGGGCGTCGCCTTCTACCACACCGGGAACGGGCGCTGTTTCAAGCAGGGTAATAACGCGTCCTGGCATATATTTAACTGCTACTTCAACGCCAACAACAATGGCTCCGTGCCGTGCGACATCATCAACACAAATGGCCCGTTGAGCCACTACCATCACAATGCGTTTGACAACTTCCGAACTAACAACGACAGCTTCGCAATTGCTATCGACCGACCTGCAAACGAACCGATCCACTGCTACGAAAATCATGTCG